ACGCGGATCGAGTGGAGCTCGACGCGGATCGAGTGGACCTCGCAGCGCCGGTGAGGGGCAGGGAGAGGGAACGCACCAGGCACGCGCCTATCGAAGCGTTGACCTGCCCACAACAGAGGTGTAAACTGTTGGGAGTCGACCTGACTGGTACTCTGGCCGACTCCCGATAAGGGCAATCTTATTTGATTCGACACCACAAGCAAGTGAGGCGTTATGGGCTACGCGAAACACCCGATTGACGATATTGAAGAGGACGACTTTCAATGCGCTGTGTCGGCAGTCACACCACCTGAGTATGACGAGGATGAGGCTGCTGAGGACGACGACGATGAGGCTGCTGAGTATGACGAGCAATGGCTTGCTATGCGTGATGAGGAAGAAGCTGCTGCGATAATGCGAGAGTTCAACAACCCTGATGACAGCATGGAAGTGCGTATGCTCCACGCGCCCCCGTGCATCAAAGCGTTGAGCTATCGCGAATGGTCATGCGTTGGGTGGCATGAGGCCGGATGGAACATGGTATCACCGTGCGAGCTGTTTTGCGTCAGCGTGTTTGGGGATGATGAATATGGGTTCCGGGCTACGCTGGAAGTGGTCATGGAAGAGCACATTGGTCGGTTAGTTTCTCATCGTCGTGGCCGAACGGTTGTGAACAGGCAGGATGCTCCAGATGCTCAAAGTGCTTATCTGGCGTTGATGAATGCACGCATTGGTGCGGTGTCTATAGCCACGCTGTTGGGGCTCCCCAGCGATAGGGTGGCTTCTATTGCACCCGCGCACGTCGGTTGCTAGGCTGTTGGCAAGAATCCAAACAATGACAACGCGGCATCCAAGTTTCACCTATGAAGTGCACGCCAGAAAACATGCAGGCTGCAGCGATACAGCTGGCAGGCAAGGCGTCATGTGACGAGGTCGGCAGGGGTCTGGGTGTGTCTGGCGAGACCATCCGGCTGTGGACCAAGCGAGCCGATTGGGGCAAATACTGGGAGAGCGCGCAGGCCATCGTGCAATCGAGGGCCATCAAGTCGAACATCATCACGCTGCACCCTGACCGCGTCGACACAGCAGCCCCGCGCCCGGTCGCAGCGCCTGAGTCTGGCGAGCTGGTCGACCACGCCATCGAGGTGCTGCGCTCTGCCCTGGAACAAGGCGACGTCAGAGCGGCGACGTGGGTGCTAGAGCGTGTGGACCCGGAGCGATTCGGCACCCCGAAGGATCGGCAGGTCATGGCCGAGATACGCAAGACAGCGGCGCAGACCAAGGGCGGGCCGGTGCGGGTGACCATCGCGGCACCGAAGCGTCGAGAGCAGAGCGCATGAACGCAACAGCGGGGTCAGAGTACATCGTCGACTGGGTGCCACACGCGGCGCAGGAGGCCTTTGTGTCTGACCAGCGGCCCATCGTGGGCTTCGTGGGCGGTCTCGGCAGTGGCAAGACGCTGGCCGGTTGGGTGCGAGCGGTGCAAATGCAGCCGTCTGACGGTCTGGGTGTCATCGTGGCGCCGACCTACAGGCAGTTGCATGATGGCGTGCTGGGCACCGCGCTTGAGCACTTCCGGCCCCTGCTCGCTGACGTGAATCGAAGTGAGATGAGGCTGCGCCTGGTGACGGGCGCGGAGATACTCCTGCGCAGCTCGACGCGCCCCGATGACTTCCGAAGCATCAACGCGGGCTGGCTGTGGCTCGACGAGGCGTGCTACCATTCGCGGTATGCGCTCACGACCATCATGGCGCGTGTGCGTTACGGGTGCGAGCGCATCTGGTGGACCTCATCGCCCGTGAAGGGGTCAGCGGCTCACGAGATATTCGTGCAGGGTCAGGCGTACCCTTGGCACCATGCGAAGAGCGATGACAACCCGTATCTGTCGCAGCAGTATCTCGACCTGATGCGCAGCACGATGACCGACCGGGAAGCGCGCAGGGAGATCGACGCGGAGTGGGTGGAATCGGGCGGCGTGCTGTGGGACCAAGAGACCATCAACGGCACGCGCAGGGAGTCTGCCGGCCTGCTGACGCGGTACGTGGTGGGTGTGGACCCTGCGACGACGGCAAAGCGCAGGAGCGACAAGACGGGCATAGTGCTGGTGGGTCAGGGCAGCGATGGGCACGCGTACGTGCTGCAGGACCTGAGCGGCATCTACGCACCGCACCAGTGGGCGAAGGTCGTGTGTGACCTGTGCAAGCGGTACGGTGCGCTGGCGGTGTGCGAGACCAATGCAGGCGGCGACCTGGTCGAGACCAACCTGCGCATGGTGGACCCTGCTGTGCCGTTCCGTGGTGTGAGGGCGGGCAGCTCGAAACACGAGCGAGCGGCTCCGATCTCGACGCTTTACACGAGCGGCTGGGTGCATCATGTGGGTATGCTGCGCGACCTGGAGCGTCAGATGACGACATGGGAGCCGAGCGACCCAGAGAGCCCTGACCGCATGGACGCCCTTGTGTGGGCGATAACAGAGCTGCAGATATACCCGCACGCCCCATCGCCTGACCGCATCGTCAGCGGGGGCAGCCAGCGCAAGGTGAGAATATGAAGGCACGCAGTCGCGACAGTCGAGGCCGGTTTGCACAGCAGAACGTGGGCAGCCCGTGGATTTTGCCGAACAGGGAGCCGACGCCGGAGCTGTTCCCACAGATCGTGTCAGGCATCAGCGGTCAGCCGGGCGTATACGATCAGATTCTGGTGGGTCACCCGAAGGTGGCCAAGCACATGGGCGACTTCCGCACGACGTTGGGCGCGGCATCGTACTGGTGGCAGCCGGTAGAAGATGAGACCAGCGAGGAGGCAGCGTTTCGCGAAGACCTCGAATCACTCACCGAGCACGCCTACCTCGACCACGAGAACGGCGTGCAGGGCTGGTCAGAGGTAGCCGAGTCGTGGCTGCAGCATTGGGCTCACGGCATGTATTGGGCCGAGATTCGCTTTGTAGAAGAGCCGACCGGCCCTCGCCAGTATGCGTACCTGACGGGCCGCCAGCTTGAGATATACCCTGTGCACCCCTCGACTGTGCAGCAGGTCATGCAATCGGACAACTACCGGCGCCTGACGGGCATTCGGCAGAGCGCGGCGACTGGCTTTGCCGAGATACCGGTGGACCGTCTGCTGTGGGTACAGCGAGGCGGCATTGTGGGTCAGTATGCTGGCGAGAGTATCTTGCGCCCGCTGGTGTTCCTGTTTGACCGGTGGAAGTCAGTCTGGCTGTCGAGTGAACAGCAGGCGTACATGCAGGGCGGTTGCCTTGTGGTGCAGGCTGACCAGGCGGCGAACTACGGCACCGAGGCGTGGAAGCGTGCAAGGGCCACGCTCGAGGGCTGGCAGAACAATCTGGCGCGCTACCTGCTGATGCCCCCGGGCTTTCAGGCGGAGTTTATCGCGAGCAGCTCGAGCATTGACGGTGACGTGATCGACCGCATTGATGGCTACTGTGACACGGTGTTGGGTGCGCAGGTGGCGGCTTTGATACAGAGCGCAAACGGCCATCGAGCCCTTGGCGAGGTGGCAGCGGCACAGGACGATGCGAGCCAGAGCGAAGACCTGAGCGCGTTCCTGCGCCGTCTGGGTGACCGTCTGAGTCGGTGGGTATCGCAGCAGGTGGCCTATGCGGGTCGGCGTCCCACGCTCTCTGTGCGGCCTGCCGAGCAAGTGACGGCAGCAGACACGAAGGTGGCGACGGCAATCAGCGCGAAGGCGGCAGAGGCGGTGACCTGGACATCCGCGGATGAGGCGTGGGTGCGTGAGACAATCGGAATGCCAGAGCTGCAGACGGTTGAGGACGTGGACGGTGAGAGCCTGCTAGTCGACCCGATGGCCGCGCCTGCTGTGCCTGCTGCGCCCGTGGCTGACGCTCCTGAGGCATCGGCAGAGATGGCAGACGACACGGTGAATCCCCCGGCATTGGTGCAGCAGAGCGCAGCTGACGGCCTGTATGCGAGGAACCGCAGCCCATCGGAGATGCGCGGGTTGCAGAACCGCATGGACCTACAGCTGGCGAAAAAGCTGGCAGCGGGTCAGGGCTTGAGTCATGGCGAGCTGCGCTATATCGAGAGCGCCTTGCGCTTTATCGGAGACCCTACGGTCAAGCCTGATTACGCCCTGCACGGTCCGACCTATCAGGAGTTCCACGGCCTTGGCGGTCAGGCGATGGTGTCGTGGCTGGGTGGCGTGCTGGCAGACACAGACGGCGTGGCGCCGGTGTCATCGCCAGACCCAGCGATGGCGCCTGACCCGATGGCCGAGCTTGAGAGCGCCGACTTCACAGGGCGGTGGTGCTGATGCTACCCAATCGCAGGCCGAGCAAAGCGGCGCCCCTGATGGTGCGAGACTGCACGGGCAAGTGGGTGACAGTGAGTCACCCGCTGGTGGGTGTCGAGTTGTTCGTTGCCTGGGCAGACACGCGCAGCGAGCGACAGGCGATTGATGCGGCGATGACGCAGGCGATAGAGCGCGTGGCCATGGGTCACAGAGCCGACGTATTTAAGGCGATGCGCGATGGGTGGCAGACGGGCGAATACGACCGTGTGCTGTCTGAGGCGATCCCACGGTATGAGGCGGTCATTAAGGAGTACACGGGGCGGCTCGAGGGCGCCACCGAGCGTTGGGCGATGGCCGAAGCGCAGCGTCAGGCGCGCTCGAGGGAGACAAGCGACACGCCTGGTTCAGGACCGGTGAGTGAGGCGAGCGCGGTCTCGCAGATACAGCAGCAGGCGGGGCGTCTCGCTGGCCGCATTGAGAACAGCAGCCGCATCGCAGCTCGAGAGATAGCGCAGCGGGTGCAGGGAGAGGTGGCGAGCGCGGTACGCGATGGCGAGAGGCCGACTGGGTGGAAGTCAGCGATAGCGGCGGGCAGTCTGGTGAAGCCTATCCTTGCCACGGGGCAGATAATCGAGAGCGAGGGTCGGCTGACAGCGGCGGCGAATCTGGTGCAGTCGGGTGCCACGCAGCGTCTGGGCCTGCGCTTGTCGCAGGTGGTCAGGACGTCAGTCAACGACCCGCGCCGGTGTTCGGTGTGCGAGGACCTGAGTGGCACGACATACGACCTGCCCAGACAGCAGCGCCAGTTCGATGACATGCCGTTGCCTGACCCTGACTGCCTGGGTGGGACCCGTTACTGCCGGTGCGGCTGGCTGCTTCGATGGGTGCGCACTTGACGCCGCTTTGTGTGGCGCGTAAAGGGGTGTTCTATGCGTAGCGTCCTCTTCTCTGATAGCCCACTGCGGTGGGTGTCTGCTCTGCCTATATGGCCGACTGGCGTGCACTACGACGGGCAGGTGTTTGACTTCGCTGGCCATCGGTCGGCAATCGAGCGCGACCTGACGCGTCAGATCACAGAGGGTGTATTTTGCCCATCGGTGCTGCGTGAGCACATGCCTACGGGCATGAGCCACGGGCAAGTGATGGCGTGGCGCATATTGAGTCAGGCCGATGCTGCAGCGATGGGAATACCGCAGAAGGCGCCTGACGAGTTGTATTTCGGTCTCGAGCTGCGCGACCCTGAAATGGCCGCAGAGTATGACGCTGGCCTGCTGACGTTCACCTCGCCAGAACTGCGGGGCACGATGATAAGCGGCTCGCCGTGGGTAGACGAGACTGGCGCAAAGTGGGATTTCTTCGTGGCAGAGCTGAGCGCGGTCGCCACACCGCACAACAAGCGGCAGACAGCCGCGCCACACCTGCGAGGGGTGACAATGGGAGACATGAAAAAGGCCAAGATGGCCGACGGTACGGTCATTGAGATCGAAACCGAAGAGGCGCTTCCTGAGGGGGCAACCCTGATGGAAGATTACGAGTCGGCAGGCGATGCACCTCCGGCATGGGCACAGGCGCTGATGACGGGTCTGATGGACCTCAAGGCGCGTGTCGACGGCATGGCTGCACCTGGTGCTGCTATGGGCAGCGGCTACAAGATGGAAGACGCTCTGGCGACTCCTGTCGCTGCCGTCGCTCCTGTGGAGCCTGCTGCACCGGTGCAGATGCGCGATGCAATGCGTCGTCTGGCTGCGCTCGAGAGCAAGGCAGTGGCAGAGGAAGTAGACAAGCTGATCGGTGAGCGTGACTTCCGTTCGCTGACTCGTGACAAGCTGCTGGCGATTCGCATGAGCGACCCGTCGACGTTCCGCAGCCTTGTGGAGATGGCGCCCCGTCGCTCTGGCTCTGGCCTGCGCAGCGCGGCCTCTGGCGTGTCGATGAGCGATGAGCAGCGGCTTTTCTCGGCAGAGGGCGTGGCCCAGCTTCGCGCTCGGCATACCCAGAACGGCAAGTTTGACGCATCGGGCTACCACCGCGAATGGCGTGACATTCGCAGTCGCCTGACCCTGAGCCCGATTGGAGGTGCAGCATGAGCACGAACGCATACGCAGATTGGGGCGCTGAAGCCTACGATGTATTTACCCCCGGCGCCGACCTGACCAACTTTGTTGGCCACGCTGTGTACCTGGTGACTGGTGAGCTTGTGCTCTTGAGTGACACCGATCAAGCCACGACGCAGACCATTTATGGCGCTGGCGTGCTGCTCGAGGGCGCTCCTGATGAGGTGGGTGCTCAGTGTCGCGTGATCACGGCAGGCCGAGTGCGTGCCATCGCTGGCACGGGCGGCGTGGCAGCGGGTGACACTGTGTGCCCTGAGTTTAGCGCAACGGCAGCCAACAAGGGTCGATTTATCGCCCGCGCCACGGCTGACTTTGCCGATGCTGACTTTGAGTGGGGCACGGCCATGACGGCAGCCTCTGCTGGCGGCGAATTTCTTTTGGAACTGCGGCGCCGCATGGTGCAGATTTACGTGGCGCCCTAAGGCGTAGGAGGTACCTGAGATGTCTACACCTAATGGTATCGTATCTGTTCAGGGCGCCCGTATCCGTACGGACTTGCCCGGGCTTTTTCAGGTTTACGAGAGCCAGTCTGACGCAGACGTGCTGCGCATTCTGGCTCCTGAGATCACCGTCAACAGCCGTCACAGCCGCATGATCAAGGTGCGCGACGCATCGCTTGTCGACGAGCGCGGTCAGGACAATCCGGTTAGCCCCGTTGGCTACAACGCCCCGTCGCGTCTCGGCACGCAGGGCTTCGAGACCTTCGAGCTGGTGACCAATCGCTACGCCTTCGCGAAGGTCATCATCAGCGACTCTGACCGGTCCGAGCTTGCCTCTGTGCAGGTGGACCCAGAGGAAGCGTGGATGCAGACCTACACCCCACAGTCGTGGGACGTGGTTGGTCGTATTATCGGCGTCGAGCTGGCTGACATCAACAATTACGACAGCACGCTGCGCAATACGTCGTTCGCCATCAACGTGGCCACGGCAGACTTGCAGGGCGCTCTTCGTGGTGCCATTCGAGCGTTCCGCGCTCTGGGTGTGAACCCGCGCCCGGGCGAGCTTAAGGCGTTCATCAACGACACGATGGCCGACCTGATGCTCGGCTTGAATCAGGTTGTGCCGGTCAACGCCATCGCAGGCGCCCCGTCTGCTGGTGCGACCTTTGCCAAGCTGGGCACCGTCGACTACAGCGACCTTGTGACGTTCTTTGCCAAGGAAGGCATTGAGCTTCACGTCATCTACGGTCGCACGGTACGCAGCAACGGCACG